CCAGTAATGGTCGAGTTTCTGGACAGCCTGATCGAGGACAAGGAGGTATCAGAATGATCGGAGTAAGCGAAGAACGCGACCCGGCGGGCATTAAGCTGATGAGACGAGCTGGACTGGATTCAAAACAATATATTTCAGTTTCGAACAAAAGTACATACCTGCATGCAATGAATATCGAGACAGGCGAGTTTGTGATCATCGAAAAGAAAACGGCTGAAATAGTAAAAAGTCCCGGTGCTTTGGCGGGCGATCCGGGACACAAAAAATAATACTACAGCTCAATTATAGGGCAAACATAGGAGGTAAATCAAGTGAAATTACATAAATTAATTTCGACAGTAGATATGAGCCATGAAGAATGGCTGCGATACAGAAAACTGGGCATTGGTGGAAGTGATGCCGGAAGCATCTGCGGATTGAATCCGTATAGCTCTGCAATCGCTGTCTTCCAGGATAAGACGCAGAAAGAAGCAGGGGAAAAAGAAGACAATGAGGCAATGAGACAGGGAAGAGACCTGGAGGAGTACGTTGCCCGCCGGTTTATGGAAGAGACCGGCAAGAAGGTACGCCGTGCCAATGCGATCTATGGGCATCCGGATCATGATTTCATGATGGCAAACGTTGACCGCCTGGTAGTTGGTGAGAATGCCGGTCTGGAATGCAAGACAGCGTCTGCCTATTCAGCTGACAAGTGGAAAGACGGGCATATCCCGGAATCCTACGAGATCCAGTGTCACCATTACATGGCAGTGACCGGGGCGGATGCCTGGTATATCGCATGTGTGGTCCTTGGGAAGGAGTTCATCTGGCGAAAGATCGAACGCGATGAGGAAACGATCCAGATGCTGATTGATATTGAAAGTGATTTCTGGCAGAACAATGTAAAGGCAGACAAGATGCCGGCACCGGATGGAAGCAAGGTAGCGGAAGAACTGCTGCAGAAGTATTACGGAAGTTCTGAACCGGAAAAGATGATCCCGCTGGTTGATTTTGACGAGAAACTGGAACGCCGTGCAGAGATCAGCGACCTTCAGGAGAAGCTGGAGAAAGAGAAGAAGCAGATTGAGCAGGAGATCAAGGTTTATATGGAAGATGCAGAGATGGCAGTATCGGATCTGTACCGCGTCACCTGGAAGAGCGTGACCGCGAACCGTGTGGATTCGAAGCAGCTGAAAGCAGATTTCCCGGAAATCTACAAACAGGTATTGAAACAGTCTGAAAGCAGACGGTTCACCGTAAAAAGAGCTGAGAGAGCATAAGGAGGAAACAAGATGGCAGTAAAAGACGCACTGGCAGAAAAGACCAGCAGAAAGAATGAAGCAGTGAAGCTGACAAAAAACATGAGCATTGCAGACATGATCAAGGCAATGGAGCCGGAAATCAAAAAGGCTCTGCCGCAGGTGATCACACCGGAGCGTTTCACACGCATGGCATTATCCGCACTGAACACCACACCAAAGCTTGCAGAGTGTTCGCAGATGTCCTTCCTCGGGGCACTGATGAACGCAGCACAGCTTGGGCTGGAACCAAACACGCCGCTGGGACAGGCGTACCTGATCCCGTATAGAAACAAAGGGAAGCTGGAGTGCCAGTTCCAGATAGGTTACAAAGGTTTGATTGACCTCGCAAACCGGAATGATAATTTTCAGACCGTTCAGGCTCGCTGTGTTTATGAGAATGATGTTTTTTCCTATGAATACGGTCTGAATCCAGATCTTCACCACATCCCAGCGAGAGAAAACAAAGGAAAACTGATTTTCGTATATGCTATGTGGAAAACAGTCAATGGTGGCTTTGGTTTTGAAGTTATGAGCAAGGAAGACATTGACAACCATGCAAGACGGTTCAGTCAGAGTTTCGGCAGTTCCTACAGCCCATGGAAAACGAACTATGAGGAGATGGCGAAGAAAACGGTCATTAAGAAGTGCCTGAAATATGCACCGCTGAAAACAGATTTCGTTATGCAGATGAGCAATGACGAAAGTATCAAGAGCGAGATCAACGTCGATATGTCCGAGGTGGTCAATGAGCAGGAAGACCCGAACATCATCGACCAGGAGTATAAGGAAGTAGAAAATGAACAGTCAGAACAATAACGAAGAACCAAAGTTATTCACGTTCACCGTACCGGGCAAGCCGCAGGGCAAAGCCCGGGCGAGAACATTCCACAACAGCAAGAGCGATAAAATGAGCAGCGTAACACCTGAAAAGACGGTGCTGTACGAAAACCTGATCAAGACCTGTTTCCAACAGAAATACGGACAGAAACGGTTTTCGGATGATGCGTATGTGGTTGCTAATATATTGGCGTATTTTGAGCCACCTAAGAGCATCTCGAAGAAGAAAAGGGCAGAGATGCTGGAAGGGAAGATCTGGCCGGCAAAGAAGCCGGACAGTGACAACATCGCAAAGGTTGTGCTGGATGCCCTGAACGGCATCGCATACCATGATGATACGCAGATCATAAAACTGAGCGTCACAAAGGCGTACAAAGAGGAAGCGTATTTGAGCGTTACTCTGATGCGGTTCGATACATAAAGAGAGAAAAAGGAGGCTGATATGGCAAGGAAGAAGCAGGAAGGGAACCGCTTTTTCCGGATGGATGCAGACTTCTTCTCAGACAGAAAGATAAAGATCCTGAAAGCCCGCTATGGGGCGGATGGGATTGTCTTGTACCTGTATCTTTTATGTGAGATCTACAAGACAGGGTATTACTTACAGGTTGACGATGATTTTGAATACATCATCTCGGATGACCTGAACATGGATGGCAACAAGGTGAAGCAGGTCTTGAACTTCTTGCTGGAACGGTCACTGTTTGACGATACACTTTTCCAGTCGGACAAGGTCTTGACCTCTGCCGGAATACAGAGGCGTTATCAGGCGATGGTGAAAGCCAGAGCCACGAAAACGCCGATCACAGCCGAGAGGTTCTGGCTTCTTTCGGAAGAAGAGACCGAAACCTTTATTAAAGTGAACCCTTCTTTAAATTCTTCTGAGAAAAAAAGCGATTTTTCCGAGAAAAAAGAGGATAATTCCGAGAAAAATAACACAAAAGGAAAGGAAAAGAAAAAAGAATATATAGATATAGATACGGCTCCGCCGGATTCCTATTTTTCTGATGATTCCCTGAACAAAGCCTTCCTGCTGTTCCTGAAGACCAGGAGAGAGGAAGGTGCAAGGATCACAGAAGAACAGGTGAAGCTGTTGAAAGAGGATCTTAAGGATTTGTCAACGGATCCGAGGGAGATGGAGGCGATTGTCAGAAAAGCGACTGTAAGCGGCTGGAAGAGCTTCTATCCAATCAAGAAGCAGCCAGAAGCCAAGAAGAAGGAAAAGAAAACCGTAAAGAATACATTCAATGCATTTCCGCAAAGAGACTATGATTTTGACGCATTGGAAAGAACGTTGAACGAGTAAGGAGGCAATATGGAACAGCTGAAGATTTTTGAAAATGAAGAATTTGGGCAGATCAGAACCGTGATGAGAGATGGGGAAGTGTGGTTTGTGGGGAAAGATGCGGCTGAGGCGTTAGGATACGGAAAAGGGAAATCATTAGCAAATGCCGTTTCTGATCACGTTGATCCAGAAGACAAAGGGGTCACCAAAATGATGACCCCTGGAGGAAATCAGAAGGTGACTATTATTAATGAGTCAGGATTATACTCACTCATTCTCAGCAGCAAATTAGAATCAGCGAAGCGTTTCAAACGCTGGGTGACATCAGAAGTGCTGCCAGCGATCCGCAAGACTGGTAGCTATGAGATGGACGACTATTCGCCGGAGATGAAAGCAATCCTGATGCATGATAAGAAACTGGTGAAGATTGATAACCGCGTGACAGATCTGGAGAACCATATGACGATCGACTACGGGGAGCAGGTTGTTCTTGGCGATGAGGTCAACAAGGCAGTCCTGGACGCACTGGGCGGCAAGCACAGCAATGCCTACAACGAGATCGGCAAGAAAGTATTCGCGGAGTGCAACCGTGACCTGAAACACTATTTCCACGTCAACGCCCGCAACAACGTGCCGAAGAAACGCTACTATGAAGCCTTGGAATACATCCAGGAATGGAAACCATGCACAAATACACAGATTCAGATCCGCGACTGTAACGCACAGGTGTGTATGCCATGAAAATAGTAGAAAAACCAGTTCAGATATTGGAATTGTTTGGCGGAATCGGAAGTCCGCGATGTGCACTCCGCAACCTCGGTATTCCGACGAAAGCAATTGACTATGTGGAAATCAACGAAAAGGCGGTACGTTCATACAATTCAATGTTCCGTGAGGAATTGGCATATAAAACACAGAGTGTTGTTGGATGGAATTTGAAGCCAGATATCCTAATCCACGGAAGTCCATGCCAGGACATGAGCATTGCTGGACACCAGGGAAAAGCAAGAGCGTCAGACGGAAGAATAAACCGTGGAAAAGGAGCAAAGCAGGGCAGCGGAACAAGATCAAGCCTGATGTGGGAAACAATACATATCATTGAACAGATGGGAAAATGGAAACCCAGATATGTAATATGGGAAAATGTCAAAAATGTCACATCGAAACATATGATTGAAAATTTCGTTAAATATCAGAAGGAGATGGAGCGATTAGGATACACGAACAGCTATGATGTTCTGGATGCGAGAGAATTTGGACTGCCACAGGCACGTGAGAGAGTATTCACAATCAGCGGCCTGAATGGTGAAAAGTTCGATTTTGACAGCCTGATCCGGACACCAATGCGAAGTATTAATGATTTTTTGGAAGATAACGAAAAGGTTTCAAATGTATATGATGTAACACAGCCGTCTATTCTTTCCTGTATCGGAGAGAAAAGTATTCGGAGAGCAACAGTCATTAAAGATTATGCATATACCATAACAACCAGGCAGGACCGCACACCAGCACAGGTAATTGACTGTGGAAACGGAAGATACAGGTATCTAACGGAGCGTGAATGCTGGCGGTTAATGGGGTATACAGATGCAGATTTTGAGGCAGCCAAAGCAGTACACAGACGCAGGGGGAGATATTATACGGCACTATATGCACAAGCAGGAAACAGTATTGCGGTTCCGATATTTGAAAGCATATTCAGAAAAATTATTCTGAATGAAAGTGGTACAAAAGAGGCACAGAAACCGATGTCGGGACAGCGGACGATATTTGATTATCTGGAGGATGCAGAATGATTGTGACAAAGTTGGACGTAGAGCAGATGTGCAGAGAATGTCCGATGTTCGAACCGGAAATGAAACACAGAAAAGCGTCTATACCTGAAAGCGTGAAATCACACCATATGCTGATAATTACGTGCAAAAATCAACGTTTTTGTCTGCTTATGTGGAGTTATTTGAGAGGAGAAAATAAATGAATAAAGTAATTTTAATGGGACGGTTGACCAGAGACCCGGAGATGCGTAATTCTAACGGAGAGAGCAACACGGCAATTGCACGCTATACGCTGGCAGTTGACAGACGCTACAAGCGTGAAGGCGAAGCGGGTGCTGATTTTATCAGCTGTGTAGCGTTCGGACGCAGTGCAGAGTTTGCGGAGAAGTATTTCCATCAGGGACTGAAGGTAGTCGTAACCGGCCGCATCCAGACCGGGAGCTATACCAACCGAGATGGCAACAAGGTCTATACAACAGACGTGGTGGTTGAGGATCAGGAATTTGCGGAAAGCAAAGCGGCGGCACAGAGAAACCGGGAAGAGAGCAGCCAGGAACGACCGGAGCCGATGCCGGTAGATGAGAACGGGTTTATGACACTTCCGGAAGATTTGGACGAAGAGCTGCCATTCGCATGACCGGTCAAAAGCGGTATTTCTGGCTGGCAGTAACCGCAGATGAGTATGAGCTTCCGCTGGCCGTTGAGGATACGGCAGCGGCATTAGCAAGGCGGCTGGGAGTCAGTGAGAATACCGTCAGAACAGTGGAATACCGCGGAAAAAATGAAAGGTATAGAAGAACGAGAAAAGGACCGATGCCGGGCTTTGGAGTCCGGTACAAGGTCCGGAAAGTGGAGGTAAAACAGTGGAGAGATTAACAACCGCATATGAGCGGATTTTGGTAGATGAAAGTGCGGGAATGCAATACGTGGCAAACGCATCAGATCTGGAGGTAGTAAACAGATTAGGGGCATACGAAGACGCAGAAGTAGAGGGAAGACTGTTTGTTGTGCCGTGTAAACCAGGTGATGTGATCTATGAAGTTGTTGTGGATGAAATACCTGTATGGAATTGTTACGTCCACAGATTTATCGTCCAGGATGTCTCAGCGAAACAGGTCAAGTATGTAGATGAATGGGCTGACTGGGATACCCCTTATCTGTACACGGACGAAAAAGAAGCGGAAGCGAAAGCAAGACAGTTAAGAAATCAAAGAAAACGTTTGGAATCCGGATGGATTCCGGTGACAGAGAGATTGCCGGAAAATGGTGATTATGTGCTGATGTCGTTTGAAAATTTTTCTCTTCCATTGGTTGGGAGATACGTGGACGATGGAAAATTAGGTGGTGCATGGTACCTGGGGGATTGCTTCGACGAAGATACCTGTCTGGCAAATGACCTGTTCGTCAATGCCTGGATGCCGCTGCCAGAACCATACAGGGAGGATGAAGAAGATGGGAAATGACAAGAACTGTAACACATGCAGATACCATAGTGAGAATGGAACATGCAGATGCACAAGAAGCGAAGAATTCAGTGATGTAACAACAGGAACATATTGTTGTGATTGCTATCAGTTGAAAATGGAATATGACTGGAGAATGTCGGTGCTGGACAGGTTCATGAGAGGAGCGGGAAGATGAGATATGTGAGATTTATGAGCATTGAAGAACTGGGCAAGTATTTGAGAGGAGAAAAGCTGAAAAATCATACCGTCTGGAAAGATAGAGGAGATAAGACGGACTCTGTGGGATTCTGCTTCTTTGACGATTCCGAATCCCCAGAGGAACGTTTGGAATATTATTCCAGAGGAATAACTTGCACTACAGATGTATGGGCGGTATTTGAGCAGATCGGCGGGGAGCCGCTGAAAAAGTGTACAGGAATATACAGAGATCCTGAAAAGGACAATGCAAGTATTGAACAGAAGATGTTGGAAGCACTTACAGCTGCTTTGTGCGGAAAATTCCCGGATATCCCAACAATGGAGGTAACTGAGTACAGTACAACGGAATACAGCCAGGAGACGCTGAAACTGGTGGAGGTTGGTCGAGAGGGACGCTATGGTATCTACTGGCTGTCACAGGCGGAAATGGAAGAATTATTGCTTAAGAAACCGCAGGCACAGGATTGGAGTGATGTGTGCGATGAAAGCAGCTGAGAAGAACGCCAAACGGCGGGCACATTATAACCATCTGGAGCGTGCAGTGGATGCTGAGGCGGCTAAACGGTTCCAGGAGCAGACGGCTTTATGAACATACCGGACGGAATCGAAGAAGAGCTTCCGTTCGATTAGGAGACAACGATGGAAGACAGATGCGTGATGTGTGGCGAAATCATACCGGAGGGAAGAATGGTGTGTCCGGTATGCGAAGAAAGAGTATTGACCAGAAAAGGAGAACAGACAATGAAAGCAAGAACAATCAGAGAAACAGAGTACACATGGGAGCAGATCGAGGAGATCCTGGCAGCAGGTAAGGCAAGAGAAACATTCGGAGAAGATGGACAGATCACAGTCCAGGTCGAAGGAATTGGAACGGCCCTGTTGAATATCCTGGACTACGACAAAGACAAGGCTG